GAGAACACGCGACTCCGTGCTCCCTGACAGCGCGACATGCACCCCGTCAGGCCGCCTCAGGGCAGGCTGGAAGATCCGATCTGTGTTGATGACAAACTCATCCTCCTCGGGCAGATACTCATCCACACGCTTGCAGTATGCTTTCAAAGGTTCTTCAAGGAGAGCCTGAATTGCAAACTCCAAAGCCTTTTCCAAATTCGCCATCTGTTCCGCGTTAGCTCTTGCGTCGTTCGCCGTCTTCATCGTCAGCGTTGCAACCTCAAAGAGTGCGTTACCGCGAATCTGTTCTTCCAGTCGGTCAGCCGTGCGAGCTGAACCAGGAAGTTTCTTGAGATCTTCTGGGTCGCCAAGCTTGAGCAGAGCATCAGCCAGAAAATCTCTAAGGCCCTCGTTATCTCGATACGCCTTCTTGTATTCCTCGAACATCACAGACGTACAGATTTCGGACCAGCCGTTTTGGATGTCGATATTAGAGGTGAAGCTGGCTCTTTGTAGAGACTTCAGAACTTCATCAGCCGCTTTCGCCTGTGCCTGGAGTTCGCGCTTACGCTTTCCAGCGGTTTCTAACCCCCTCAAAATATCGTCGCTTTCGAGAGCTGCTGGATTGCCATCAACGGGCATTACAGATAGCAACTGGGATTCATTGATAGATCTGTTAGCTGGGAAGAACGACAACAACTGATCTATGCACACGCATTCTACGATCTCCCGAAAGAAAAACTTGTAGGCTGTGATCGGGGAACCAGACAAGGCAGCGCGTAGCTCAGATACAGGCATGACAAATCCGGAATAACCGGTACGCCTCACGCGCTGACCCTTTGTCACTTCCCACCTAGCTATTCCGCCAAAGTTCTGCGGATCTTCATCCAGCGTAACTTCGGCAAAGACGGTATTCTCCCCACCAGGGCAGAGGGCCGTAAGTTGATTCCCCGCTTTGACAGGCTTAGACCGCATGAACAGACCAGAAGCACTGCCCGACAGAGCAAGTTGAATCGCCTCTGCGAGAGCGCTCTTCCCACTCTCATTCGGCCCAATGAGTACAGTCTTGTCCCCAATCTTGGTGGTCTTGGGTGTGCCCGTGGGGCTCTTTACATTGGTTGTTACAGACAGGACTTTCATGATCATGCTCCAAAGAGTTCGAGTTGAGAAGGGAATGGTTCGATGCGATAGCCATGAGTCCAATCTTCTGGATCTTCGATAACGATCTTAGCGATCCGTTCGAAGGGAACATCGGGATCTCCCGTCCAATGGAAGACAGGCTTCTCAGCTTGCAAAGCTGTATTGAGGAGTCCTGCTGTAGCTCGTCCCAAGATCGTACTACCGGTAATGAAGACATCGTAGACTGGCTTTCCAGTCATGGAGTTCTGGCGTGTAATCACTCCCGTCTGCCAATCTTCCCAGTTACCTCGGAAGTTGCTTTGGAAGTCCTCACGCCCAGAGATCACTCGGATATGGTCCATCGTGTCCATGCCCTGTTTCTTGGCGATGATATCCCGGATGTCAATACAGGCGTCCCAGATAGCGTCTTCATCCATGCCGGATGGGTGAGCAAAAAAGGCTCTAATTCTCATTTCAAGTCTCCAGCCAGTTGGTTCCAATGTCAGATTCTGCGGTGTAGTTCAGCTTTCCATTCACCTTTCGCCGTCGTGTCATCACCGCTTGTAGGACCTTTGCTGATTCTTCAGCATCATCTTCAGGAACTTCAAAGAGCAGAGAGTCGTGGCATTGGTTCACCAGCCCAGTCCGCGCATTGAAATCAAAAGGAAGGGCATCCCCGGTTAGCTCCACCCCAGAGACAGGACCGGCAATGGGGAGAGTAGCCAATCCAGGGATACCCAAAACTAGTTCCAGCATGGCTTCATGGACTATAGACGCGCCGCCTGACTGGATTGGATGATTGACGAGTTCATTCAGATTTTCCTCATTCTTGAAGTCCCGTCGTCGATTCCAGATAGGATCGCATAGATAGCCCCGGCGGCGATAAAGCTGCTGCATCTGAATCCACCACTTTGGGATCTCGGAAACCGCTCGCTTCAAACCACTTACAACATCGCGGATGTCTCGGTGGGACAGGTGTGCGTAGATTAGTGTTCCATCATCGTCTTCGACACTGACAACTTGCTGATGGATCGTGGGTATGCTGGCTGCATACTGCCATGCATAGAAGACATTCTTAGTGATTCCACGAGTACGCTTAAAGAGTCCTTTGCCTTTCTTGGCGCGATCCGTTGGGGCTCCTTCCAATTCCCAAATGCTTCGGCCATAAACGATCTCCATATTTTCATTGTGGGGATCAAGCTTCGCATTGATGGTGTTCAGGAGTGTTGCTGCGTTCGCTTCTTCAGCCAGCAAACGGAGTTCAAGCTGATCCATGTCTGCGCCAACGAACAGATGCCCTTCTTCTGGGATGAAGATGTCCCGCAGAAACTCCGGGATATTCTGTGCATTCGGCTCGCTTGACGAATATCTCCCCGTAGCAGGCAATCTGTTATAGGATGGATGAATCCGACCATCGCTCAAGACCAGTGTATTCTTCAGCGGGTTGATGTAGGTGCCCAAGAGTTTGGTATAGCGTCGGATCATCCGAACACTCTGGACCAGTTGTGCCCTCTCCTCATCTAGATTGTGATGGGTGAGCATGGCTCGGAGAGTCTCATCATCCGTACTAGGATCTCCTGTCTTCTCGTTGTACTTCTCTGGAGATAATTTCCACTCTCCGAAGAGAAGCTTTCTTAGCTGGAGAGTAGAGTTAGCATTGAAATCCGGGCTTACTATCTCTGCACAGATGTTTTTATTTTCCTGGAGCTGGTGGAGGAATTTGCTTTCATGAAAAAGAACACGGTCCTGGTCCACTCGAAGGCCCAACCGTTGCATGCCCACTCCGACATGCTGTAGGTGATGCTCCAAGTCCATCAGATGCCATTGATCTCTAGAGTGGATCTGCCGAGCTAATGGGACGGCGACCCGTGCGGTTACGCAAGCATCCTTCGCGCAGTAGGTCCAGAGTTCCTGATCATCCTTGGCATTCAGAGCCGTATGGTTTGCCTTCCACGCTTCTACAAAGTCTGTATAGACAGACGTGACGAAGCCCAGGTTGTGAGGCATCTCGTTATCAGCCAACAAGTGCATGAGCAGTGTATCGGCATCTAGCTTTGGAGTTACTCCAAGCGTATTTTCAATGACGAGCCTGTCATATTGACCCGCATTATGTCCGACGAGCTTAGATAGGTTGTCTTCCAGGAAGGAGCAGAGCATATCTCGGATGTCGATTTCAGTCTGTGGATCAAAGGAATGGGTCTTACCGTCGATGCTCAGGAAAGGAATGACGATGCTGTATTTAGTATTGGCTAATGCCACGCATCTTAGATTGGCATCCAAAGGATTCTTGGCGTCTGTCTCAACATCATAAGCAACCAACTCACCAGCCAACCGTAGCTTGGCAAGCGATCTATGTAGCTGGGGCAAGGATGATATGAATTCAATTTCAGGGTCTACCCATGTCAACTCACCCCGGAAGAATCTCAATGCTCTAGCGATGTCATTCTGGAAGACGCTTCTCCATTTGGGAGAGCGCAAGACGAAAGCGGGATGGATGGTATAGGCTACCTTTACTTTGCCCCAAGGCTTCTCAATGACTTCGCATGCTCCGCGATTGGACATGATGGAAGCATAGGAACCACGGATAGCAGTAGCAGCGGTAGCCCCAAGGCAGATGACCTGGGTGAATCCCTCGATCTCATCATCCACCCTGGGCTTACAGCAAGAGTGGGGGGAAGGGAATTCTTTTTCTTCTTTGCTTCTTCGCAATTTGTTTTGGCGAGAAAGTCTCGTCATGAAAGAGTCGAGCTTATTCTGTGGTGGGCGGCATGCGATCACGTTGTTGATCTGGCACTCATCTCGCTGCACTCCACACGCATCTAAAGCAGACTGGAGTTCTCGCCCAGACGGGCCAACGAATGGCCTGCCCTCGGCTACCTCGTGTCCGCCAGGGGCTTCGCCAATAATGACTATGCGATCACCAGGATGATGCTCTGTGAGTACAGGGGCAAACTCTCCCTTGCTCTTCCAAAGCTCCCCTAGTGGGCAGCTACTGCATTTTGCTCCATGCATTAGGACTATTCTTCCTTTAGCTATCAAGGTGTATAGCTATCCATAAAACTTTAGCCTTGGGCATCTGACCACTCAGCCACATCTTCCGAGTGGTCAGATCTTTGTTCGCCCAAGGTCCGCCTCCGCCCGCCCTTTCGCACATTGCAATTAGCTCCATCCCTTTCGGGCCACACTGTCTCGGGAAAGTAATGAAAACCCAAGCTGGAGATAGTGACACGGCGACTGCCACTATGAGACACCTAAGAGGGGATATATGTTGGACCACCGAAGCCCCCTCATTACGGCTTGCATGCGCTTCACAAGATGAATCAAACGCTTCGGTGTTTTGAATAAAGAGAGGCAGACTATGAACCGGTCTGCCAGCGGATTTTTGGCTGATGCACTCCAAAGTGACGAACCACAGAGGCCGAGCATAAAGGTTGCAGAGCCCTTCCACGCGTCTGTCTACCGTCCCTGGCTTGTATGACGCGAGCAAAGTAGGCCCTCATGCGTAAAAGTATGGCGTAGGTCGTGTAAGGAGGATTCAACCAAAGCTTCGAGTTCCTATGAAAGAAGGAATTCGAAATTGTCATCGCCTTCCGGCTTAGTTGTGCCAGTACCATTAGTGGTAGTGGTCTCTTCCGAGCTACTCAAAGCAGACATCGCATCGTAGCGACCCTTCGAGTAGAAGGTGTACTTGGCATAGCTGCCCTGGGTGGCCTTTCCACTCTCGTCTGTATTCGGGGCGGCATAGTTGAAGTACACCATGCGTCCCACAAACTTGTGGAAAGGAATCTCAGTTTCTCCAGCCATCTTTGCATCCGGGACACCGGCAGAAAGAAGGAATGCCTTCAAGAAGGGAAGTGCCTTCTCGTTATCAAGGTTGAAACGCTCACGATGACGAAGCCCGTCAGTGTTCATGTAGACATACAGAACACTTCCGCTATCGGTAAAGTGTGCGAACTCCTCAATCACTCCGATATGGAGTCCTGAAGGGAGGATTGAAATTCCACCAGTCGCAGCAGAGACATTGGTGAAGTCGATCTTGATATTGATACTACTATCCATTGGTTTGATTCTCCTGGGTTACCAACCCGAATTTTGATCGGTGAACATTGCATCGATCATGTTTTCCCTCGCGCAGTAGAGTACTGCCCTATGCAGCGCATCCTGTAGAGCCCATCGAATATGGGGGTTGGGATACTTCCCTTCAACGAGAGGGAGACTTTTCTGTAGAGTGTCTCTCCAGTTATCGATTCCTCTTTCGCGAACCGCATCGGATAGCTTGTCTACAAATTCGGCATGCCACCTTACTTCTGCTGGTCTAGGTACGGCGTACCCACCAGTCCGCAGAGCTTCTGCGAGATTCATAGGGGCATTGGGGGGGAAGATGGCGAGCCTATCGCCACCGATATATTGCGCGTCTGATACCGTGCGGAGAACAAAACTCCATGGGCGAGCAGTCTCGTCGTAGACTACACGCGCAACGATATCGGAGAATGCGCTGAACTGTTCGGGCAACTGCCCAGGCAGGGCAGGGCCGCCACGGACAAACTTCCCAGAGGAAGTCTTAGGTGGAGCTTCATGGCAATTGAAGATGACATGCGTACCTTTTTCCGTAGCCATCCGCGCTGCATCTCGTATCCCAAGAACTTGGTGACGGAGTGCTCTCCACATATCTCCAAAGGAATGAGTCTGCTCAAGTTGGGCAATCGTCTGCTCAACCAGGATTGAGAAATCATCTACAACAATCGTCTGATGCTTCCCTGCTTCCTTTATGATGATCTTAGCTGCCTTCTCTACACTCGGAACAGTGTGTTCATTGATGTCCATCAATCCCAAGAAGCTACGAAGTGGCAATAGCCCACCGGACTGTGCGATGAATAGACCGCATGCCCCGGCTGCCCCTGTGCAGACACTCTTGCCTGTCTTAGCTGGGCCATATACCGTAACGAATAGTCCAGTCATGACTTCTTCCTAAGCTTCCAGCGCCGGTTGCGATTCGATTTTCTACTGACAACTTCCA